AATATTTGTTTCAGCTTGAAGAATTGGTTTTGCGTATCTTGGTGGTTGATAGATATAACTTCTTGCTACAAAATTTAATGTTCTAAATACTGATCTAACAGGTTCATCAAACGAACCTGTTGAATTTTGTTCTTCAGATTCACCCATAAAAGTAATAGGAACATTTTTTATGATCCCAGCTTCGGGAACAAAATTTAATTTCATATTATAATCAGGATAGAAAAATGGTAAGATATATTCCATTATTTGGTTAGCATCTTCAACATTTCTTGTGTATAACACTATTTCGAAATTAAAATTATAGGGTAATGGAGAATTAACATAAACTGTACCATTAGAAGAACATCCAACAATTTTATTTGAATGGTTTGTTCTTCTTGATGGGTCATATGTCATATTAACTAAACCATATTCAATCCTTGGTAATGTTACTTGAACTTTCTCGTGAGAAATATCTTGTCGTTTAACATATTTCTCTTTATCTCCATATATAATTGGAACTTTTATTTTATCAATTTCATTTCCGTTCTCATCATATTTTATGAACGGAATATCTTTAAACAAACTCGCGAATGCAACTGTTGTTTTTCTGATTGCTTGTAATCTACTATTTAAAGCTGGTGCATTTGTTGGTGGGTACATTTTTATTCTTTAATAGTAAGTTAAACTTCCGAATGGGTTATCTTTTGTCTTATCAACAAAATCAACAACTTCTTTTAATATTGGTACATTATCAAATTGGGAACCAAGTGTCAATGAATCAACTGTTGTTAGAGAATATGTAGCATTACTTGATGCTCCTCTAATCAATAAATTAGAAGTGTTTGAGAATTCCCCTGATACATCATATATTGTTAAAATTGTATTTGCAGAATCCCACGCAGCAACTTCTGCTGATGCAATATGTGAATTAGAATTCCCTTGATAAATAATTTCACCAACAGTAAAATTACCAATTCCACTATGGACATCAAGGGTAGTTTTATATGCTTCTAATGTTTCAATAACATCAATTTCTTCAATACCTGTATCAATATTTTCATCATTGTATTTAAATGGTTCAAGAGATAATTCATAATAAAAAGGTCTAACCCGACCTAATGTATATAAATCTTTTGATGTATTAACAAATTTAATTTCAAACAATTCTCCATTATTTTTCATAAAAGGGATAAAAATTAAATCTCCTTCTAATGGCCTTTCAAAAATTTGTTGGGTTTGTTTATTAAATTCTTTAAATGTAAATTGGATTTTAGTTTGGTTTCTAACCTCCAATCCAAATTTTGTAAAGAAATCTTGCTCATCACCATAATCCATTGTGTTTACAAGGTACATATCAAGTTTATATGCAACTGTAAATGCTTTTAACGGGTCATCTCCGTAGATTAAATCTCGTGCTTCTGCATTTGTATTTGGAATATAATAACCAGAAAAACCTTGCATGAAAATTGCTTCATTGTAGAGATCTTCTACAAGATTAATCTCGATAGCTGGTTGACCATAATTTTGAAAATATTTACTTGGCATTTATTATCCAATCATAAATTGAACTGGTAATTCATATCTATCTTGCATTTCTTCTTCTAATTTAGTAATTTCTGCATCAGCTTCATCAAATGTTTCTTTACCATTTAAAGTTAAACCTCCAGGAAGTTGAATCCCGCCAAATTTTTTCATATTTTCTCCCCATTGGCGTTTGAATAGAGCAGTAACATATTGTTTTAACCAACGATCATTATACACGCTTTCATAAGTTTCCGGATCAATTACTTTATATCCTTCAGCAACAACCATCATGCCCAAAGGAGATTGTGGCGTTCCCCAAGCCCAGTCTGGGTATAATCTATGAGTATGGCGCTGGAATCTGATGGGGATTTCCCCAGTAAACATCAATTCAAGATTTCTCAGGTGTTGCATTGTAATGTTGAAATTTGTATATGATGTTGATGTAAAATCATATAATTCATGCAAACGCAACTGATATCTTAAATCAAACATATTTGATTTTGTGATAGTGTCATTAAGCGGGAAAATTCTAGTGATTCCTAGAATTCCTGGATCAACATCAAAATATCTTTGATCAATATCTTTTTGAGTTATAGCGTGTTGCCAATAAAACAACTCAGTTGCATCATAATGATAATCTTGATAGAATTGGAGAGCATCATCAATTCTATCTTCTAATTGATCATCATCAACGTTTATTTTGATAACAGGTGCACCTAAACGTCTAAGGCAATAATCTTTTAATTCGCTTCTTGATGTTACTTCAGCCATTAAAGTTCCTATTTGAATAAATTATTTATTTTGCATAAATTGAAGTAAAATATTTTTTATGTCAGTTAAATCTTGTTTTAAATCAGTCATTTGATTTTTGAGTTCATCAACTTCATTTTCTATACTATTTATTTTCAAATTTTTTTGTTTTCTTATTTTATATTCTTGTAAAGCAGCAATATCAGTATTTAAAATTGCTTTACTGGTTGAATTTTTTACCCAACCAGGAGCATCTGTTATTTTCAGGTCATCTGACATATTAAACGGTAGCTATTGCTCTTAAATTTTTGATAGAAGGAACTTTAGTTGAATCGCTAGAATACATTACAATTTTAACAGCAAAATATTTAAATGAATCATACGACACTCCATTTACTCCTGTATAAGTAATATCCAAATTTTGATATGTTTCTTCACTATATTCTAATTCAGAAATTGTAACTTGTGATTGAGAAGTTTTCGTCATTAGAACCCAAGGAGCATTATCGAATGAAATACTAAAATCATATTTATTTAATATTTTATAATATACAACAACATCAGTTCCGCTTGGTTTATTGACATCAAGATATACTGTTAACCCATCAGCATCAAATTCATCATTTAGTATTACTTGTTTTGTTACATATTTTGCTCTCGCATACCCATCCGGAGTCAATTCAGAATCTGCAACAACAGCAGAATACTCGTCAATATAATTTTTTACCAATGCAACACCAGTTCTATGTAAATCAACTATTGGTGTCAATGCATCATCAGTATTAACCATAGTAACTGTAAATGAGACTCCATCAGTAGTATTTGCTGTTGATACAGAAGGTATGCTGATATTCTTATTAGTTTCAATATTAATATCAGTTGTTATTGCTGTACTAGAATCAGTTACCGAAGTTGAAATATTATCAATATAAGAAAAATCTCCAAATTGTAAATTATGAGAAGTAAAATTCAACAAATCATAATCAAAATTAATATTACCACTTTTTAATACAAGATCTTTTGACCCTAATTCAAATTTTGCTCTTTTTAACGTAAAACATAAATCTCTAGTTTGATCTATTGACCAAGAAGTTCCTTGTTGTGATACTACAAAATCTCCCATATATGGATTTGTTACAGTAACTCCAGTATTAATATCACCAACCCCTCTTTCAGTTATATAAACGCTATTTTTTGCTGAATTGGTTCTTAATGTGAAACAATACCAACCAGGCGCTAAATAGATAGGAAAATCAAAGTTGAACACTGTGTCCGTTAGAGAAACTTGTTTAGGGTTTGACGTGGCATCTGTATCATATTGAGGACCAAAAAGAGGTACAAAGATATCTTCTGGGAATAGAGTTACTATTGACATTGGTACAATTTTATCAGATGATGGGTATCCATTGATCAATGGTCTTACATCAAGGGTAACTGGTGCTGTACTATCTTTATCATAAAAATAAACTAAAACTGAACTTAAGAATAATCCCCTTGGGTATGTTCCTGGATCAACATAAAATGTTTGACCAATATAATCATTATATTTAATTGATGATAATGATGTTTTATTGTTATTTGCATAAGCATTATTAAATTCAGAAATAAATAATGATTCTGACCAATTTGAGTTAAACATTTTTTTAGCCCAATATTCAACTTCTTCTGGGAAATATTTTGTAGTAGAATTAGCGAACGTTCTACTATTGATATATGGAGAAGAAATAAAATTATTCTCAACAATATTTCTTGCTTCTGCTAATGTTTGTATTATTGCCATGAGATTACCTTAAAGTTTTTGTAATTTTAACTGCAAATCAGATAAATAATTTTGTTCTATTAACGCAGTAGTAAGGGTAGAAGTTGGAACATTATTCCCTAAAGCTTTTATTTTCGCTACTATATTGTCAACTAATTTTTGTTGTTGTGCTATTAATTTTTCAAGATTATCTTTTCTAAATAAATTTGCAGAAGTTGCTACAGATGCTGCATCAGGAGCAACAAACCCTTCTCCAGGAGTACTTGATAATGGATATGATTTTACAGTATTGTATGCAGCAAGTTTTGATTCCGCATTTTTATCCCACGGAACGCTTTGTTGTGGATTTGTAGTAGTATCATATTGGTCAATAATAGCATAATCATCTAGTCTAATAACAGTTGTTGAGGTTGTTGATGTTAAAGTTTCTGTAACATCAAATCCAGCTCCAATTGCATCGTAATATAACCCAGTTAATGTTACTGTTGAGCTAAATGTTCCACTACCGCCACCATTGTAAACTGGTACTGATATTTTTATCGATTTGGTTGTTCTAGATGCAGAATCAATTTGACCTGTAGATACTGTTGCTGATTTTGATATCAAGGTATCATTATTGGTTGTCGAAACATAAAATGATACCCAAGCCCAACCAGAAAAATTTCCATGATCCGAATTCCTTTGTGCTCCTATATATGCGGATGCTTTTACAGTAACCGAATTCCTTGTAGAACTAACAATAGTAGCAGTAAAACCGCTTGCAGAACTAATATATCCACCGCCACCATAGTGCGCCCCTGAAACAGAAAACGCTGGTAACCAAGCAGCTGCAGACCTTCCTTTTGGTATTGCTGAGTATGTTCTAGAACTATTATCAGTAGTGATTAGCAAATCAGTTTTATAAACATAATCATCATTTATTAATTTAACATAAACTATTGAATTGGAAAATTCAGAAAATGTTGGGGTTGATGTAGCTAATGAAATATAATAAGTAGTATCGCCATCAAATACTAAATCTGATTGTCCAGTTACTTCAATTGTTTGCGGAATATTCCATGTATTTTCATTAAAATATAATTTACCACCAACAGGAGAAGTTACAACACCTTCTGTTGTGTCAGTAGAAGCAACATCAACCGTTACAATTTGTGATGCATTCGGTTTTTTATTTAATACAACAGAAATATAAACTTTACCATTATATTTTTCATTTGTGTGAGATGTACCCAGTATAGTAGCTACAGCTTCACCTTTAGGAACAATTACATCTTGGTTGCTTAATGCTACATTAGCTATTAAATTATTATATGCAGTATCAGAAGAAGTCGCTTTTAATCTAATATTATAATCTACTGTGCCATCTTGTAAATAATCTTGAACGCCTGTAACAACAAATGCTTTTATAGTATTCCAAGTAGTAGCTGTAAAAGTTACAGTATTTCCTGTAAGGAAATTTAATCCATTTTCAGAATTTGCAGTAATGATACCTTCAGTAACGCTTAAAGAATCAGCTGTAATTTTTACTGGTTGAGTAGGTGGAGCACTTAATGAAACTGAAAATGTATGAGTGCCCCCGCTTTCAGTTGTTATTCTATCTGCATTGTAAATTGTTCCTTGTGTAGCAGATGAAGTTACATTTGGATGAACAACAATTGATTTATCAGGAGTGCCTAATGCAGCAGTAACAATACCAACAGTATTTGCTTTTAAATTATTCCAAGATGGTTCAGTAGATGTTGTTGTAACAGTAACATTTGCTGTTCCAGCATTCATACATGCCAAGTAATATTTAAATACTAATACTTCTTGATCAGATTTATTAACAGTTCTGACTGCACCTTTTACGTCATCAATAACATCATAGTGTTCATAACTTGATGATTTAACTTCAAATACCGAAGTGTTTGAAGATACAGCTGTAAATGTTAATGGGTAAGTTGAACCTGAATTTAAACTCCACCAACCAATTTTGCTTCCTCCACCATAAGTAACTGTAAAGAAAGATTTACCTTCCGCAACTGAAGTTTGTATTGGGGAAACTTCCAAATATGGTGTTGATTCAGCTAAAACTTCGTTAGGATCCCTAACCGAATATGGAAATAATTTAGTTGTTGCGACTCCAGGAATGATAACATTTTTTTGCCAATATCTTATTGGTTTAACTGTTGCTGAATAATTATAATTTACATCAGCAGATTCGCCATAATATTCAATATATGTTGGTAAATTATTATCAACATATTTACCATTAACATATTTTCTAATTCCTAAATCGTAATTAAATGTTACATTTTGAGGGGTAGCATAATTTGTTGTGGTGAATGTTAACGATACTGTACTAAATGACACAGAAGAATTTGCTGATTTATCTTCTGAGGCATCCATAAATGTTACTACAACATCGGAAGTTGGTTGAGAACTCAAGTAAACTGGCAAAGTTAATGACCCTATTTTCACTTGATCATATGTTTTTGCATAATGATTTGTTAAATAGTTTACCTGACTTTGTACAACAATTCTATTTTGTTTTTCTGGTTCTGGTTGAGTAATATTACCAACTTTTGTGATATACGGTTCTCTAATTGAAGTTATTGTTTCTTGGTAAGTTTTGTGTCTACCTGAAGAAAAGAATGTTGCTTGAGCTTTAGAAATTGCATAAGTATCATAATCATAATTTGGTGTATCACATACAGTAATTAACAATTCTCCTGTTGGGAATTTTAATAATGAATCGTTTGGAAGATTTAAAATACCTTCGCATGTGCCTCTTTCATCTGTGTATAAATCCCCTGCAACAGGAAGAACAGTTGACAGATTAATAGTTGCACTGGTTCCGCCACCGCCAGTAATCGTTGGTGCTAAAGCAGTTTCTGTGGAATAACCTAAACCTTTATTTGTGATTTCAACTCCATTAATAGTTGTACCAAACAAATCAAAACTAACATTTGCTGGAATAGTTTGAGTAGCTGAAAGTGCTAAAGTTGGATTTGTAGTGTAACCAGTTCCTGGATTTAATATATGTGCTCCAGTAATAACTCCTCGTGGATTAGTTGTTGGTTGAACGTATGCATTAACAAGTCTACCATTAACGTAAACGTACATTTTAGTAAGAGGAGCTAACTGTGTTGCTTTAAATTTAATCGGTATTGATCTTGCATATGGTATAACACTATTTTCTATTTCTTCTGTAATGTCGCTTTGTACAACTGCTACTGTAGAAACTTTATAATCAACATTATTATAAATTACATCAACGCTTCCGCTCAATTCTTTATATGGATGAGTTGCGTAAAATGTGTTCCATTCATTAAATAATAAACCTGGGACTGAAGAAGCATCCCTAATTGCTGCAGCATTATCATTTAACACATTAATTATAGGTTTATTTTCAGTGTCAACCCAAACATCAGATTGTGGTGATAAGAATAAATCGCCTGCATAAGAAATTGAATCGAATAAATTAATTTTTGTGGTTCCAGTTGGTAAATATTGGAATACTATTTGAACTTCTTCTACTATTGGGAATGAAACTAAACCGTTTTGCTCATATAAAGTTCCTATATTTTTTGTTGTGATATTACTGTATTTTGTAGTGAATGATGGTCTCGCTAATTGTTTATCTAAATCTAACGAAATATTTTTATAGTTATCAGCTAATGACATTACATTGTAACCAATAAATGGATCAACCACAAATCCATTTTTCATTCTAGATCCTACAACATTATCAACAATGTTTCTAGACATAACATCTTTTTCTACAAGATTCAATGATGTGTAATATTCAACATTAGATATTCTTGTATCCAATTTACCAATATCATCCATTGTATATCTGCGATGTTTCTGATATTTAATAATAATATCAGATTCATTAACAGTAAATGGATTAAATTGTATTGTTGCTAATGTCATAGCATCAGACAAATCAACAGGTGGAACATAGTTAGAATATGATGGTTTACCTTTTATCCAACTAAATCTTTTATCTTTAGTTAAAACTAATTTATCAATTCTTCCAAGATAATATGACATATCAAATTCAAATCCTGTAAAATCAGTAGATGGGATTTGGTATGTGTCGTATGTTATATTAGTTGTAATAAGATTTGTTCTTCTTGGTCTAAAATCTACATAATTTGTTAAATTGTAATCATTACCTTTAATAGATACAGTTGGTATTTGAGAATAATCTACTGGGTAAGATTGGTATGAAATATATTGACCATCACTTGAATGTGTGTAATAATCAAATAAAACAAAAACTGTACCTGAGTCAGTAGATGTTTTTGCTGTAACTGTACCGTGATCGTACATGTTTTCAGTTTGACCATTATCTAAGATGTAATTATTAGTTACATCTCTTAATTTATTCCAATTAGGAGTAGTTCCGTCAGGAGAAACGCCTAAATTTGAACTTTTAGTAGAAACATACAATGAGTTACCATATTGTACAACATCTGATTTGTTGTACGACGTTCCTGAGTTATAAGCCCCGATAAATATTGCGTCATTGTCTGTTGATTTAAATACACCTTTAAATTCTGTTATATCAGCAATACCTAATGATTTTGGATATACATCAGTTTTAACTTGTGAAACATAATTTGTATGCAGTGTTTTTGTTTTTGGTTGAGCATTATTATATGTCAATCCATATTTAATATCAATTTGTCCAGTATATTTTTTATAGAATGTGAAATTAGCTGTTTGCCCGCTTTGAATTTTTGTTTCTATACCTACTTGGGATAAATTTACATAATTACCTGCTACATAATCACCATTTGTTGTTTTAGTAGAAATTAAAAAATGGCTATTTTTTAAATCTGATGATAAATTGGCACTTAATCCACTAGGGAAAATTATATTTGATGATCCAGTACTGATTGATGCGGTATTATTTGTTACAGTGATTGTATCAAAAACATCTAGTGTAATAGAAGTTCCTGATAGTGAAGCAACATTTTTATATGGCAACTCAAACAATAATTTATTAAATCCAGGGTCAACGAAAGTTGTTGTTGAATTTTCCTGAACAACATTGGCTGAAAATGCTGCAGTTGAATAACTTGAACCTGAAAGTAAAAATATTGATTTTGTGTTTGCAATCTCAGTTTGCGGTGCTGAAATATTATATAAGTGTAAATTATATTCACCAGTGGTTACATACTCAATATTCCTAACATAAGCATAACCTATTCTAGTGTTAGCATCAACAGTACCACCTTTAACAGTAGAATGTAATTCTATTTTTGATCCGCTTTTTGGGTTAGGAACTGTTCCATTAACGCTATTTACCGTAATATAATTACCATAATATGCAGTTGTTGTGTAGTTCGAAATTGAATCGGTATCTCTGGCTTTTTGGATTGTAAGATATGTTGGAAATGTTGCATCAAATTCGTATCCAAATACATAAGCCTTGCCTGGAGAAATTTCAGCCACTACTGTATTTGCTGCATCTGAAAAATTAGATTCTTGGAAAGAAACTTTATAAGGTTTTACAATAAAATTCCCTGCGTGGTCGTACATTTGTCTAGCAAGAGTATTTTCTAATTCGCCTAATTTCGGATCAGTATTATCTCTAATAACTATACCATTTCTGATTCTCAACAATTCAATAAATTTGGTTGTTGTTAAATCCGCAATACCCCAATCGCTTGAATTTAACCCTCCATGTGTGGTTAAATTTTTTGAAACTAATTGAAGATATATTTTATATCTGTCTGCTCCTGGAGCTGTATAATTATATGAACCTTGTGCTGGATCTAATAATGATGTATCATCAACAAAATCAACAATAGTTTCTATAACTTCAAAACCAATAACACAAGAAGGATATTGTGTTCTTAAATCTGGTATAATCGTTTGAGCCAATGCCTTTACAAAATGGTTATTTGTAAAATAAACCCCATCAGCAATACCGACTTCCATAACAGTCCTAGAAGCATATTTTGTAATGGTTGCTGAGGAATTAACGTAATCAGTTCTTAATTTTTGATCGACTGTAAATGTACCATCAGCTCCAATATCAACAACAATATATTTAAGTAAACCGAATGAGTCAAATGTTATAACATCACCCAATTCAATTGATGAACTATTTAATTGGAATGTATACGAATTTTTTTGACCATAAACATTAGAAATAGTTAGAACTGTGTCTGTTGATAATGTTGCAGAATAATCACTTACGATAGATGAATTTCCAGTGTATGCTAGAGCAGAACCTTTAGATACAAATAATTGTAAAGTTTCTCCTGATACAAAATTTACACCAATATTTGTTATTGGTTTAATCGTCAAATAAAAATTAACAATATCAGCATCAGAAACTAAACCAACACATTTTGATGTGGAACCAACAATATATAATCCTGTAAAATTTTCAATGTCGGTTTCTAAAGATCCTAAATTTTGTAATTTTAAAGATTTAGCATTTGTATCAATAGAATATTGTCCACCAGTAACATTTGAACCATCCGATAAAACAAATTTACCAAATTTACCAATTTGATCCTGTAAGATAGATTGTGCTTGCGTTAATTCTCTAGCCTGAACTGCTACTCCAGGTTTAAATAAGATTTTATGAAAATTTTTATTCTCGTCAAAATCGTCATAGTATGGTTGTGTATTAAAATTTAAACTCATATTCCCTTAAACCTTAGTAATTAAGTGTTAATCTAAACTGTTCTAATCCAGTTGATGTTCGTTGAACTTTAGTTCTATTTTCGATATAAATTATATTACCTGAGTATGGTACAATTTGTTCTATTACTTCTTGTAATGCTTTTCTTAATGTATTTGACTCAGAACTATTTAAAATATCATTTAAAGTTATAGTACCTTGAGTATTTATAAGATATAAAATATTATTTGTTGAATCAAAATTTAATACTCTTCCTGAAAATGTTGCTTGTTCTAGAGATATCCCTTGATACACAAATTCATCTTGAGAATAACTTCCTACTCCAGGAGAAACTGTAATATCATGCGTTGCTTTATATATTGTTGAATTAGCAAATTGAGTTGATGTGCCAACTTTAATTTCCGGATTTGCTACTATACCAATTTGGCGATAGTCGATATTATCTGGTAATGTCCCAGTTTCTGTTCCATTAAACTCAGCAGTAATCATTACAGTTGTACAACCAAATTCCTCTAATAAATCAAATCCATGACCGCCAATAGGAGATGGTTCAGCAATTAACACTGCACCATTACCAGAATTGCCTGTAGTTGGTTCTATAGATGCAGTGGCAAATGTATAATTTGATCCAGTATTAGCCATTATAACTTTTGTTACTTTACCACCAGAAATAATTGCTTTTGCTGACGCATTTTCCCCATCACCATCAATTGTTATTGTTGTTGTTGTGCCACCACCAGCATCAGTAGAATAATTAAGACCACCGTTGTAAACATTTATAACTGAGATTTCTCCAGCACCGTATCTATTATTACCAATTCTACTTCTATGTGTGCTTATAGGTAAGGGTATCCAATTTGCATCAAAAAATTTTAATTTTGCACCGGAATCAATTGTGAAAATGTATTTCCATTTATATCCGTCACCAGTTTCAATAATGTTTTGTATTGAATTTACAGAAAAATCAATTAACGGCTCAACAGTTGATGCGACCCCATTAGGATTAGTTGATGATGTATTATTACTTAAACATTTAAAAATTTGATCATATGAATTTCTAACATAAAAATTGTTTAATAGTAACCCACCTTCTGTTATAGTATTTAAATTTGATGTAGATGAATATTGCGAATAAGTTGTTCCATTTTTCCAGTCAACTCTTTGTATAACTGCAGCAATATCATTGCTGTTTATTTTTTTCATTGCAATAATATTTTTATATACATTTTTCATATAAAAATCATTGTCAGGAGGAGTTGGTGGTGTATTCTCGTCATCCCAAGGTTCAATTTTTGCTATAAAACAATATAAATTTAAATATTCGTCTCCACTATTTTTAAAAATTAAATTTGGAGCATAATACGTTTTTAACACTTCCTGAGAGAATCCAGAAAAGGGTATTAGACCTTTAATCATTTTTACACCGCTATTGTATAAAGTAAAACATTACTTGTTATTAAATCTTTTATTACTGTCATAGAAACTAAATTAGAACTATTTCCAGTAGAATATAATGAATTTGAAAAATAAATTATATTATTAGAAATTTTAATAATTTTATTTGAGTTATTCCCAATTACAACAGTATCGTCGATTGAGATAAAAGTATTCACAGAATATTTATCTTCAGGATAATTTTCTTTAATAACATTAATTGTGTTTGAAGAAGTGTATCCGCTGTAAATAGCAGGGAAATTATATTGTATATTATCTTCTATTGTAAATATATCATTTGCTGTATCAATAGATACAACTTTTGAATAAACATTCATATTATTTGTAGAAATAATATTTATTATGGTATTAACATCAAAATTTGTTGACCCAGAAGTACCCCATGAATCATTACCCCAATCATCATCACCCCATCCAGATTCATAAAAAATATCAAATGAATTTGAATAGTTTGTATTAGATGTGCGCAAAGATACTTCAATACCTGATGCATTATTTGAATACTGTATAGAAGAACTTGTATTAACAACAAAATTTGAATTTGATTTTAATATATTTCTTGTAACAATCCGTGTTCCGCTTGGGTGTAGTAAATTTGTTACTGCATCTTTATAAGAATCATAATCTTTTTCAGCAGAAATAACATATGTAGTTGAATTATAGACATCATTTTGTAATACAGAATGAGCAGACAATTGACCATCTGAATTAATATATCTACCTTCGTCAAAGATTATACCATCAAAGAATTTTGCAGTAGCTTTTGCGGAACCATCACCGTAAATTTTTATACCATTTTCAAATAATGAATTTTTATATGATGATTCAAAATTTAAAACTGTAACATCTTGTTCAAGCGCTGTGCTGTACAATTTTAATGGTACAGCACTTGAAATCACGCCTTTGTAATTATAGACACGCACAGCATAAAAATCATCAGTAGGTACATCAGGATTTTTAACATCAACGTTTATAATTGAATCAACATATCCCATAAAAGTCGGGGTTGTGTAATTTCCTTGATAAACAATAGTATTAGTAAAATCTAATCCAATCGTATTACTTACAACAATATCTTGAATCCTTAACGAAACATTAGGGGTTGATATATAATCTTCTCCATTGTCTGATAATGTAATTTTTGTTATAGCACCAATTCTATCAGTTTCTAGATCATATTCAACTCCAGAACCCATTATGCCAGGAATTATTAATGATGCATTAGCTCCTGTTGATGATGTTATATTAACAGTTGGCAAATTCGTTGTTTTATAACCCATACCACCAAATGCATAAGGTTTATTGGGATCAATATAATACTCAACCCCAGTAATTCCACCATTACCATTAACTGATGTAATTTGTGCAAATGCAAAATCTCCATCACCTCCGGAAATAGTCAATGTATCATTTATTAAATACTGTTCGCCGGAATTAACTATTTTAATCGGAGCTAAAATCCCTAAATCAGCTAAATTTTGTCTTGTGTCATTAACGCGAAATAATGATTCTATATCTAATGTTGGTGGAGTTTCATATCCACCACCGCCATTATTTACTAAAATATCAACAATAGGATACGTTATTAACGTTGTATAGGTTAATGCATTAGATAATGTTGTGTTTGCATTCGCTGAATTGATAAAATTTAAATTATTATTTCCAATAATTGTAGATAAATTGTTACCAATATAATCAGTTGCAATAAATGAAATAGTATTTGGTCTGGATTCATCTAATAATGAAATTGAACAATTAGCAACAGTATCAATTTTATTGTCGTAAATTACATCTACTTTTGAATTTGCACCTTTTTGGTACCCATATCCGCCATTAGTTACAGAAATTCTTTGTATTTGACCTGATGTAACTTCAGATATTGTTGCAACGGCTCCTATTGGGTTTTCAATAGAAAGATTTAATCCACCAGTAATAACTACAGGATAACCTACTTTGTAACGTTGACCTCTTTTTGTACTATTAATAGTAATATTTGAGAGAGAACCAACGATCTTTGATGATAATAATGTTGCTCCAGATGGCGGACCATCATTAATGTCATAATCTACATATTTCCCATTTAAGAAATACACATCTTTATTTTTATTATCTAAAATTCTTATTGTTTCGCCTGAGTAATATATCCTTTCAATATTACTCAAATAAATTTGAATAAATTTACCGTTAATTTTGCTAGTTTCGACAACTCCAATTGTTTTTGAGAGTTCCCCTAAAACTTTAAAGTTATTGATATTTAAAAAATTTTCATCTAAAGATTTAATTTTTATCGATTTTGGTACAATCCATTTTCCATCGCTTGCACGTAAAACATATTCTCTGGTAGTAAAGATGTCAATATCAACTGCATACAGTGCTCTAAATAAAAATTTAAATGAATCAGGGATACCTTTTGCTTTATATAATTCTTTAGCAATTTTTATTAATTTTATTTTATCTGCTGCAATATCATCAGGAAAATAGGGTAAAAAATCTTCTTTAAAATAATCAACAAAGTCGGCAAAACCATAATCAATATCTATTTTATCCCCGAATCCCATGATATCATAAGTTTCATCAAACCACTCATAATATGCCGTGAAAAAATCTATAAATCTTGAGTATGATGGGTCATCTTTAATAAAAGATGGTATTTTTGACTCTAATATTGTTGAGTAACGATTTGACATTTATGCTTTTGATTGTACATTTAATGTAATTGCAGAATCATCCATAATATCCAGCGTTATTATTTTATCTTTAGTTGAATAAAATATTGTAGATTCTGGAACTACAGTGATTGCCATATATCCTAATAGATTATTTATCTGATATGGATTAAAGTTATTAAGTTTTACTACTCCAGCTGAATAGTTAATTTCTCCAATATTTTGTTGTAATATAACTTTGATATTGTTATTGTAATAAAAACTTCTTAAAGAAACAACGTTGCCGCTAAAAACAGGAACAATTTCTGCTCCAGAACCGCCACCACCGGAAACAACAACAACAGCTTGTGTATAATTTTTTCCTTGATTTATAATTGAAATATTTGATATAGAACCATTGGTCAATTCAGCAATTGCAGTTGCACCAGTTCCATCTCCATAAATTGTTATGGTTGGGACTGAACTATAACCAGCTCCTCCATTAATAATCGATAAGGATTCAATTATATTGTATACTGTTGGAGATTCTTCTATTTGTACGTTTTTAATTATAGTATTTCCACCTACACTAACATAATCAAAATATTCACTAGATAATGAACCTTTTTTGATAGGGGTGCCAAATTCTAATGTAAAAGAATTAGATGTATTGAATATAGGTAAAACTCTTTTTTGTAATGAAACTGTTGATTCTGATGTTATAATTGATTTATCTACATTTTTAATAGTTGTAATTAAATCAGGTAGAATAAAAGAAGAATCAAATGTATTTAAAGTTTGTTCACAAAAATTTAAAATAGAAAGTTTTAATAAATTTTTTAGAGCAACAGGGTCGAAAATTGATTTATTTTTATAATATAAAATATTAGATGATATTTTAATAAAAGTATAATCTATATCAACGATTTCAGGAAAAACGGTAATTACACCAAATGGTTTAATGTACTCATTAATTAATCTATATTTTTGAGATGCGGTTATACTATAGCCACCAACAGGTTTTATACAAATAAACATTTTACCATATTGAGGTGGATTCATCTCTTCCCCACCCCAAACATTTACAGCTTGGATAGGTAAAATTGGATTATCTCGTTTTAGCAATTCTAAATAATCTGATTTAGTTACAGCTCTATTTTGTGCAGCATATGCTTTTGGGGCAGCGTATTTTATTGATGAAATTGATTCTTTTTCATTACCACCTGTTGCAGCTTGACAACCATCGCTGGTCGCGTCAACGATAGTTCCAGTATATGTACCGATTTTATCCATCAAAGTAAATTTATAAGCGCCATTAGGTGCGCTACCTTTTGTAGTTAGATATTCAACTGTGATAACATTACCCGTAGTTAATGTTTTTCCAAGAATACCATCACCGAAATAAATTTGATATTTTCCATCTAATGATTCTTGTAAAAAGTAAACTTGTGTGGTGTTATCTAACAATAAATGAGATGTAGATAATTCAAATTTATTAAATGTTGTTGATTGACTACTATCATACACTAAAACAGATAAAGTTGTTGTATCAACGTCAGAATCAGGTAATGTAAATGTTAATGAAGGGTTTTGTATGGTATTTACCTGATAGGTGTATCTTACAGGTTGGCCTTGATATATTTTTACGCCATTAAATTGAGCAGAATTATTAACAGTTGTAACAGTTACTTCTTCTAATGTAACAAATGGATAATTAACGTTGTCAATAGCATGAGAGTAAAATTTAGTATATTTTGGGATTGTAAAATTCGGAGAAGTGGTCCCATTAAATTTTACATTAATAACAGCAGTAGCTGCTCTGGAAGAAGAAGGGGTATAATTTAATAATTTTGCATGAGAAATTACAGAACCTCGTTTTACAGAAGTATCTAAAAACATTTCATTGGCAACCATATTTAAATAATAAGCATTATAATGTGTATTATACGCTAAAATATCTAATACTTGAGAAATAACAGACCCTTCAAAATCATAATCGTTGAATTTGTCTTGACCTTTTAAATATTGTTTAAAATTATATTTGATAGAATCAAAATCTAATTCTGCTATATTTATTGATGAATTGGCTGTAGCCATATTTTCCCCTAAATCCTTTTCTTATTATTTATCTTAATCTAGATAAAATAAAATCTGCTGTAAATGGTGTTACTAAATTTTCAATAAAAAATGTTATAGTTACTTGATATGAATTATACTCCGGTAATCCTATTACATTAACTTTTTCCAAAGAAACCCGTTTTTCGAAATTTTTAATAACAAATTCTACTTCTTTTGTTAATGCTGACGCAGTCATTGGAGATAATGGTTCAAATAATAATCTTCTAATATTTGAACCGTAATCTGGGTTAAATGGTTTTTCGTTGTGGTTTGTTAACAATAGATTTTTTAATGCCCTAACAACAGCAAATTCCCCCTTTGTCACCATTAAATCTTTTTTTGCTGGATGAGGGTTAAATGTTAAATCTAAATCTGAATAACCGCTGTAATTTCTTATTGTGCTCATATTAGTTTAAGTTTATAGTTGAACCTTTGATTGTAGTAGCTCCGGAACTTGTTTGCGCGAGAGTTGTTGCTACCGTTGTTGTCATAGATTTATCTACAGTAAGTTTATAATCTCCTTTAATATGAGCAGAATAATTACCATCAACAGTTAGCGTACAATCACTTTTCACATAAATTTTTGCATCACCTTGAACTGTGATATTACATTTACCCATAACATAAACATTATCATCTTGCATCACAATAGTATATTTATCTTTAACAACTTTATCTACTTTAGTTCCAGTTGGATGAACTTCAAAGAACGTTCCTGATCTATGGTACAAATGAGTTCTTTCTGCTCCAGGAGTATCATCTAACTCAAAGTAATGACCTGATTCAGTACTTGTTACTTGATTATATGGGTATTTTGCATTATATGGGGTTGCTGGTTCAACCCAATTTGATCCTGTTCCATCAGGAACAGTAACAACAGAATCAAGTTTTGATTTAATTATTGTTTCTGATATACCTTCGTTTCTAGATAAACGGCTTGTTGTTGGTTCATTTAATCTACTAGGGAAATTATTTGCTCTTGGAGCTTCTTCAATTGTAACACCAGTTCCATTTGTGTTGTAGATTAATTTTTGAACTTTTCTGGGTGCATTTTTTAATTGAGCTTCAGTTCTAGGATCATTAAATCCAGTTTCTATATCAGCGGCATCTTCAGGGATACCGTGAAACGACCCCATTATAATCGGAAATTGTGCTCCATCACCGTCCATAAAGAACCCCATCACCATATCACCTTCTCTTAGGGTTGATGGAGTTGAGAATGAATTATTGACGGGGAATAGTGGTTGCGCCCATGGTAATGATTCAGTAGATACATTTGTTTTTTTAGAATCATGTAAGCCTTTAATTCTTACTTGGCATCTACCAACATTTAAGGGATCCATTCTGTTTTCAATAGTACCCATCCACCAAACAAACCCATCATGACCTAAAAAATTAGATCTTCTAGAATTATTAAATTCTGTTGTCATCGAATACCTTTCCAATTAGGGTCACTATTATTAAAAGAACTAAAATCATTAGGGAATGATTCTTTACAAATTTCAAGACAAGTTATAAATCTATTTTCTTGATTTATTAAATGTCTTACTGCAGTCACCAAATATTTACCAGAATAAAATGTATCTGATTTTTTTTGCCTTGTTGGGGAATTATACACAATTTCAGGTAAATCAAATTGTATAACTTTACCAACACTTAATTCAACATCTCCTGGAACTAAGATTTTCATCCTATTGGTGAAAAGTAATGCTAATTGTGCTGTTCTATACGAAACAGTTTCTTCTACTCTATTTTCATTTATGGTTATTTCTTTATTTTTAAAATATAAATTTTCACTTTGTCCTGTAGTAGATACACAAAATTTAACTACACCAGGAGTTTCATCTATTTTATGACCAAATCTATTTGTTGCTGAGTAAGGGACTCCAGATTCACTCAATGAAGCTGAATTTTTCTTATATTGTTTATAATCAAAATTAGTTTCTCCAAATTTTAATCTTAATGGGTCAACTGTATGAGTTTTATTAGCTAATGCTCCAGTTCTAACTGCAGTTAATGAGTCAAAAGAATTCATTAACTCAAACGATAATACATTTGAGAATTCTTTATTAATATCAGAAACCATATTATTTTGTTTTGATTTTAAATTTTTCTCATCATATTGATATTTTCTAAATACAGGTTGTTTAAATAGATTTAAAATTGATTTAAAATTGTAACCATCTCTATTTTCATAAAATAGATAAGGGGAACCGACATTTTTATCATCATTAGCTAATGCAAATGTGCACAACCAATTAATAGCTTGAATTGGTTTAAAATTTGGAATTACTAAAGATCTTAATCCAGAAGTTTCATCAATATTTTTAAAATTTTTTTGATCAACTTTTAACGAATTAAACACAATATCTTTTACAATATCAGATATTTTTGCATTTGTGTATGATTTAGATAATTTATATTGTTCGTTTAACATAAATTCTTCAGAACAAAAATGAACGATGTAATTCTCATTTGAATTTTTAGTTTGAGTTCTTGCGCTAATTTTATAAATCCTAAAAATTTTTTCAATAGGTTTATCAAGTCCAGGTTTATCTAGTGATAAAATCAAAACTTCTTGTCCTTGTAATTGTAGAACTTGTATGTAATTCATAGAATCATTTACAACAAGAGAACCGCTTATTCCATTGTTGAATATATCCTCAAAATAGTTAAATTCAACTATAATGTTTTTAAATTCAATAGGTTGGCCTGAAACGCCAACAATCTTACAAGATTGTAACCCGACATCTTGGGCATGTAAAACACCATCAGCCATATTGTTGCCTCATTAAAATTTTTAATTCATTTTCAATTTGATTCGAATACTCTTTTCTTATAAGATTTATTTCCCTTTTTGCTTCATTTAATTCCAATTCATAATCATAAATTGTAATTTGTTCTTTAGTGGTTGTCACTATAATATTATCAGATTGGTTAGTTGATTCCGAGAAATTAAATGTATCATCATCGTACCCTGAATCTCCGCCATTATACGATTTTTCATCAATATAAATGGTTTCTGTTGTTGATATTCCGCTAATAGTATCAGTCGTTGTAATATGCGCTCTATAACCTAATGGATTTTGGTTAAGGGTGATACTTGCATATTCTGAACCTGTTCTATTTATTGTTTCTCCTTCAGTTTTATATTTGTAATCTAACATTTTAGTAAATTCATTATAACTTAATGGAAAATCAAAAAATGGATTCATAATATCATTTGCCAGTAAAACTATCCAATGTTTTTCTGGATCGCCATAATATTTTGATGCAATTAATTCTGGTGTATCGCCTTCTTGCAACTGGTATGGGTAATATATTGATAATTTATCTGAATATTTTTCTCTTATTGCTGTTCTCGCAATAAGATCAGTCACTAAACGATTATTTATTAATAATTTCGGATATTTAGAAAAAAAATTTGCCATTATTAATAACCTTCTTGAATTTTTTCTTTAGTAAGAATTTCCATTTCTTTAAATTGTAATGTCATACGAGTTTTAACAGGCATACCATCATTATGTGCAACCCAACCTACTTCTGGAGCATAATCTACTTGAACAGTTGTCAACGCACAGGGAGCAAATTTATGTAAATTTTCATTTCTTTGCTCCAAATACCTGTATTCAATATTAAAAATAGAAGGAACAATAAAATATCTTCCTGTTCCGCTAGAATCAATTTGTGGGGCAGCATGATATCTGAACAACCTAATTATATCCCTAACAGTATTTGCTTCTTCTGGACTTTTAGGTGTAAATGTAAAATCAAATTGAAAAGTTCTGAAATCCATGGAAGTGAATAAAACTTCCATTTGAGGATTTACCGCCCAGCCATATTGACCTAATAAATATTGCGAAAACCCTTTTCCTGTGATACCGCTTTTTGTTGCCATATCACCACCAATTTCCAATCCTGCTGCTGGAGTATTTCTAGCAATACTTCGTATAGTTTCCCCTGCACCACCTTTAAACCCTGATTCTGCTGCTTTTGATATATTTTCATATAATGAAGTAAAATTTTTAGCTTGTGATATAAATTCATTAGCTAATCCAAAATTACCTAATGCTGTAGTTGCGCTAATATCAGCATAACTAGCATGTTGGTTCATATTGACGGTATCTGGCATATACAAGTTTATAAACCCTTCTACTTTAGCTGTAGAAGGAGTAAACATAAATTCACCTGTAAACTTTGATGAACCTGAATCTTCTAGCGCAAATGTTTTTAATCCATCTGTGGCATCAGTAGCTAATTCATCAGGGGAATTTAAAAAATTTTTCACAGAATCGTATGCATTTGAGATAGTATCTGCAGAATTAGTTAAAAATTCTCCAACGCTGTTTATTGCCCCTCCTGCACCAGAAATTAAATTTGATGCAGCAGAAAGCCCAACTGTTGCCGCTGTCACCCCACCAAGTATTGATCCTGATGCTGAGGCAACACCTGCAGCGGAAGTTGCAATACCTGCTACTCCAGCAACTGACCCAATAACTCCTGCAGCAGCACCAGTAACGGTGTTTACAGTAGTCAATGCTTGATTAGCAACACTAGCAACTGAACTTACTGTACTAGCAGCTGTGCTAGCTGCATCAGAAACAGCACTAGCAATACCAGAAAATGTACCTGCCTCCTCTGCAACTTTAGTAGCAACATTACCAACAGAATTTAATGTTGACGCTAAAGAACTAGAAATATCAGATGGAGGCATAACTGATGCAAGAGAAGAAGCTGGATTTGATTCATAATTTGATTTTTTAGGAACCAATACAGTAAAAGAAATGTAATGACCTTTTCTAGATGATCCAAGATCACTAGGGTATGATAATATCGGTAAATCATTAGGTGATTTATATAAATCTTGTAATGGGCTTGGCATAAAGTTTAACCATTTTTTTAATTTTAACTAAATACTATTTATATCAATAATTTGTAATAATTTAGATTATGGCTAGAAATTATAAACAAGGAATATATAAACCGAAAAATCCACAAAAATACAGAGGAAATGTAGATAATATAGTTTATCGTTCATCTTGGGAATTGCGTGTATTTAAATGGATGGATGATAACCCCAATATATTAGAATGGGCATCAGAAGAATGTGTTATCCCCTATAAATCCCCTGTTGATAATAAATTTCATAGATATTTTCCAGATATTTGGGCAAGAATATTAGGGGTTGATGGTAGAACTAAAACTTATTTAATTGAAATAAAACCGCACAATCAATCAGTTGAACCAGCAGTAAAAAAGAAAATAACGAAACAATATATAACAGAAGTTTGTACATACGCAATTAACCAAGCAAAATGGAAAGCTGCCAGAGAATATTGTTTAGATCGTAAATGGGAATTTAAAGTTTTAACAGAAAAAGACTTAGGATTATAAATGACAAAGAATGTTGGATTAGATCCAAAATTTGATTATAAATTTACCCCAAAATCTGCCACTGAAGCAGTAAAGTGGTTCAAACAGAAAATATTAGAATTGAGGGCAGATCAATCAAAATTAAATGCAACTGTAAGTAGATTAGGACAAAAACAAATTTTAGAAACATTACCAGATGTTAAAATTTTTGAAACTGGTAGAATGTACTTGTTTAACTATGATCCGATTGGGAGAACTTCATTACCATATTACGATACATTCCCGTTAATCTTATTGACTGATATTAAAAATGATGGGTTTTATGGAATAAATTTACATTACCTTCCAGTTGAACAAAGAATGGTATTTTTAAGTAACATTGCCCCCCAAAAGGGAGTATATAAAAAAGATAAATTACAAAAATTATATATCAGTTATGATAGTATAAAAGATGTTCAAGAATTTCAATTTTTTAAACCTTGTTTTAAAAAATATTTAAAAAATAGAGTACGATCAAAAATAAAAGCAATACCTGTTGAGGAGTGGGGCTATATTTCTGCTTTGCCTATTGAAACATTTAAAAAGAAAACAAAACAAGAAGTCTGGAAAGAATCTATGGCTACCCAAGATATGACACTTTAAAAGGATACAATAATGTCATTTTTAGATACATTGCAAGGATTAATGGGTGGTAATAACCCAAAAACTAATGATACAAAATACGATGAAGCTAAATCTAATTTATTACAATATGATGTGGGTAGAACTGCATATTTTGATGTTGAATTTTATTTCAACAAATTTAAAGATAATGAGGCATTAAAATATGTGTGCCATTCTGCAGAACTTCCTGGTGAAGCTACAGCAACAGTTTCGCAAAAAATTTATGGTGTCACAGAAAAACATTCTGTGATGACTGGGTATAATGATATACAATTAGCATTTTATACTTGGGGATCGCAATACGAAAAATCAAGAATGTTTTTTCAAAATTGGGTAGCATACATAACGGGGAGAGAAGAATCTATAACAAATTCTTGGAAAGAAACAACCTATAATGTCAGATATAAAAGTGAATATGCGTCAACAATAAAAATAACACATTATGCCATAACTGGGCAACCTCTTGTAGAAGTAACATTAATAGATGCATTTCCAATTGCAATTAACCAAGTACCGCTTTCTTGGTCTGCTCAAAATGAAGCTCAATCATTAAATGTTGTATTTGCTTACACCGAATATGCTTATAATTTTAAATATGCTGATAATAATGGAGCATATTCTAGAGGACCATTAGGGGAATTATTAGGAACAGCAATTAAAACTGCATCTACAATAAATACCATTAAAGGTGCAATTGAAAGCGGAAACCCTTTGGCGATGGCATCAGCACTCCCAGGTGTCGGGTTATCAAATTTTACATTATCATCAGGATTATCAAAAATAGGATTATAAGATTATGAGTTTTTTACCGAAAATTGATGTGGCAACATATACAATTAATTTACCCGTATCAAAACAAACAGTTAAATTTAGACCATACTTAGTTAAAGAACAAAAAATATTAATTATGGCTAAAGAATCAGGAGAAAAAAATACATTAATTGATGCTATTATTCAAGTATTAGAAAATTGTGTTACAAATGATATTGACATTAAAAATTTACCAATCACCGATGTCGAATATTTGTTTTATACTATCAGAGCAAGATCAGAATCAGAAATTGTCGATTTAAAATACAGATGTGAAGCTTTAATTGGAGGAACCTCTTGCGGCAATGTTATGGAACATGGTTTAAATTTAATAACTGATTTAGAAATAATTGATAATGAAATTTCCCCTAATATTCAAATTAATGAAGATGTTGGGTTAAAATTAAGACACCAAAGATTTGAGATTGATAATTTACAAAATAAAATACCAACACCAGAAGAAATTTTAGAAAGTATCGCCAAAAACGTTGAGTTTGTATATGATGAAAATTCATCATATAATGCTAAAGATATACCTATCCAAAAAATAATTGAGTGGTTAGGTGAGTTACCTGTTGAAAAATTTAAACAAATTGAGGCATTTTTAGAAAATGAACCTAAAATTGTAAAAAAATTACAAATTACATGTAATAAATGCGGTGCGGTTCATGATATTTTAGTTGAGGATATATTTGATTTTTTTATCTAATTCTTGGTAATGTTAAACTTGCAGTTTATTATAAGACAAATTTTGCTATGATGCAATATCATGGATATAGTTTAAATGAATTGGAAGCAATGATCCCTTGGGAAAGGGAAATTTATATTGGCCTATTAGTACAATATTTGAGAGATAAAGAAGAAAAACGAAAACAACAAGAAGCTAAAAGGAATAGTATATAACAATGGAAATTAAAATACCAGAAGATGCAAAAATAAGTAATACACAAACCTCAGACGACGTTCCAAATATTGCTGCACTAGAAGCTGAATTTAAAACAAATAAAGATAAATCTGGTCCTGGGTTTATTGTTCCAAAAGATATAGCTCAAGGGGATATTATAACAGGAATAGATGCTGTTGGAGAAGGGTTAGCTGAATCTTCTGGATCTCTTGGTTTACCGCCATTAATGATTGGAGCAGCAGCTGCTGGGTTTGGATTAAAAGGAGCAGCTGCTGGTTTGCGAGCAGCAAAATCACTAAAATCAAGTCCATTCGCTAAAAATGTTAGTGATTTCGCAACTGCAGCAAAACAAAAAGTTAGTTCTGCTACAGACACAATCGGTACTACTGCAAAAGAAACATATAATTCTGTCAGTGATACACTTGGTGCTATATTTAAAAAATCTCCCATTGATAAAACTACTCAACAAACTTCAAAAGAAAAATTTGGGGATATATTTAGACCAAATAAAACTACTCAACAAACTTCAAAAGAAAAATTTGATGAGTTTTTCAAAAATGAAAAACCATTTAACCCAAAAATAGGAAAACCATTAGGTAAGATACCTACCAAAAAACCAATAAGAAATCCATTTAGAGTTAGCGGAAATGTTGGAGGCAGTATTCTAGGAGGATTGGCTGGGTTGGGGGCAAGTTTATTTGGTGGTGGTAATAACAATGATCAAAATAGAAATAGTGGAAATTTATCTAACCTGTCAGCATTACCAAATTTATCTGCAGCTTTAACATCAATGCCTTCTGGTGGCGATTCAGGAATGGTTGGGGAATCGCATTTTGGGGGAGGTAGCCTCAATGGATTGACAATTATGGAAGCATTGTCAAAAATTTATTCTTTATTAGTTGAATCAAACGATGAATTAAGAAAAATCTCAGGTAATACTTCTAGAATGTTAAAACAATCAGCAAATGCAGACACAGCATCTGATATAGCATCAGCAAATGCAGGAGCAAGAGCAAATGAAACTGGATATGGGTATTCAGCAATAACAAGATCAACCGATTCAGAATATTTAAAGCCAGATATTGATGCACCTGAAAACAATACACCAGAAAAAGAAAACAAATCAGGATTATGGTCAAAATTAGCTGGTGTGGTTGGAAGGGGGGTAGGTTGGACAGCTAAAGCTGCTGGGGTCGGGGTGGGATTAGGAGCAGTAGCAGCATCTGATGCACAAGCCAATATTGGCGTAGATTTGCTAAGCAGAACTTCAAAATTGATGTCTAGCCTTTCTGGTGATAACCAATACGATAGGTTAAAATCAATAATTAAAGAAGGTGAAAGTAGAGGTAATTATTCTGTAGTATATGGTGGCGGAAAACCGAAAAAAGAATTGACAGAAATGTCAATTCGTGAAGTGTTAGAATATCAAGAAAAAATGCTTCAAACTAGAGATGAAAACGGTAAAGCACATAGTCCTGTTGGGGCATATCAAATAATTAGAGACACCTTAAAAGAAAATTACGAATTAGCTGGGTTATCATTAGATGATAAATTTACTCCTGAAAACCAAGATAAAATTGCAGATGTTCTTATTGCTAAAAGAATGCAGCGTTCTGATGGTTCTGCTGAAGGATTTGCTAAACAATTAGCATTAGAATGGGCATCATTGGGTGACCCTACACAAGAAAATGGAACAAGAAAACCTATACCGTCAAGTGTGGTCATGGCTGCAATCGCGGGGGTAGAAGATGATGAAACTGCAATTGAAACGCCATCTACTAATAATCTTGACCATGTCTTAACACCATCTGTTGACAATGCTAAAAAATTTGGGTTTTCTAATGAATCTTCTTTGAAATTACCTGAAGGAACTTCGGTACTTGACAATGCAATTAAACCAAATCAAACGGTTAGTAAAGTGTTAAACAATTCTGATAAAACGGTAGCATTAACTAACCAAGAAAATATAACCGAACCTGGCCTACAATTTGGTGGTAAATATTCCAGAAATCCAAACACAGTTATCTCTCAATCAGAATTGTTTAAACCGCAAGAAATGGGTGTCGACCCAAAAACAGGAGAATTATTTGTTAAATCGAATACTCCTTCTGTAACGCCTATATTTGATGAGTCAACTAATTATGAGAATTTAAGAGAATCAACATTAGGTGCATCAAGTATTATAACAGAAAAACCACAAGATCAATCGGCTATGCAAAGCGTAAATGAAAATCTTACTAAAGTTGCACAATTGGTTGCGTCTAATCAACAACAGCCAGCTCCGCAACCTATGAGAGCTTCTCCACCAGATGCAGCAGGAAATGCTGGCAGTATAATGTCAGTAAGGAATGAAGATCCAGTGTTGTTAACACTTACATATGGAAATGTAAAAACGGCATAAAAAAAGGGAGCCGAAGCTCCCTTTCATATATTAGTCGTCGCCGACTAACTTACTGAAGTAAGACATATCATCATCTTCTTCATCGTCAATTACTGCAGTAGAAGCAGCAAAAGAAGCAGTTGTTTTCTTTTCAGCAACTGTGCTTTGGATAAATTGTTCATCTTCAACTTCATCAAGAGATTTTGCTGTATAATCTTCAGCAGTTTTATACTTAGCGTTTTGATTTGATTGCCCTAGAACTCTTTTTAGACGAGCTTCTAATGTTGCATAGTCTTTGAAATTTTTAGGTTCAAGAATTTCTTTTAAAGAAAATTCACTCTTCCAAACTTTTTCTAGTTTATCATCGTCATCAAATAACGCTGATGGGCTATCAAATTCAGCTAAATCATAATTTTGGTAACCATCTACTTTACGAATTTTTAATTTAAAATTCGCACCTTCCCATAAATCAAATGGATCAATAGGTTTATCATCTTCAAATTGTGGGTTCATCGCTTGAGTAATTTTCTCAAAGATTTTTTTACCAAACACATATTTAAATGTTTTACCTTCATTTTCTGGGTGTTTAGTATCTTTGATTACATAAATATTAGAAACATAATGTAATCTACGTTTTTGTTTTCTGGCTTGTTCTTTATTAGATTCAATACCAGTTTCCCATAATTCTGAATTGTATTTACCTAGAGGGTCATCTAGGCCAATTGAAGTTAATGATTTTTCGATATACCAACCACCTGGACCTTGGAAACCGTGATCGTAATATTTAACCCATGGTAAACCATCCGATTCAACATCTTGTGGAGGAGTAGGAAGAAAACGAATTACAGCGTAACCGTTACCTGATTTATCAAGTTCACATTTCCAATATTCATTAGAATCATCATTTTGATTATTAGAAGACATAGATTCAACAGCTTTCGCTAATTTATCTAAATTTGAACCTGATTGTTTTTTTAATTTACTAAAATCCATATAAACACCTTTATTAACATTTGATTTAAACAACGTATAGACAACATATATACAACGTATTTTACGCAAATTCCTTTACAGTTTCAATTAAAGTTTTTTTGAATTTGCTTTTGTCATACTCTAAGAATGGCTTGTATTTCAACATTTTTGTTTTAACACGAGGCCAAATATAATCATCCTTGATATTTTTGTCCCATTTAGGAACAAATTCCATAAACTCATTCATAATAATAACAGTTTCCGGAGAAACTTCATCTCTTAACATTTTAGTTAAGAGCAAAGGAAAATCATTTGAATCACTTTTAAATAATTTTTTGTGATTTTCTTCACCAAATATATTTATTAAATCATTTTCAAAAATATAGGATAAAGATTGTTGTTTTTTATTAAAATTTACGAAATTTTCGTGTGCTTCATGAGACAACAAATCTTGAACCCATACGGTTTCATTTTGTAAAAAATTAGCAATAAAGAATCTTTTTAAATCTTCATCAGAAAATTTTTTACTCAATTTCTCATAAACATATTTATGTTTATTTTTATGGAATTGATCAACAGAATATTTTACTCTACCATGATACTTATTAAAGTCATAATCTGTTGTAAAGTGTAATTTTAATGCTCTGTAAAGACAGCAACATAGATACGCAGACATTTTTATCACCAAACCTAAAAATCATATTGTAACTTAAAACTGTTAAAAAGTCAAGCGAACAGATGAACTTTTTATTAAACGTAATGCGATAGCTTCTTCTTCCATCTTACTTTTTAAGGCAGGGGAAATTAAAGATATAATTGAATCAACTTCCAGTTCTTTTTCTTCACAATAACTTACTATCGCATCAACATATTCAAGTTTATGTATATTCACTTTAGTAAAAATTATATTAGAGAATTCATGCATTTTATCAAAATTTTCCATTAAGCACTCTTTTTTGAATAAAAATTAGATTGACCTAGCTTTGCAGCTAATTTATATTCTCTACTCCATTTATATCTAGAATGAATACTTTTAAAAAATAATACATCTGGACCAAAATTAGGTAAAGAAACTCGTTTATTTAAAATATCATCAGATAAATCTAAACTATTTTCCCAGGAATCGCTGCCATATTTTATTTTAGTTTTGCGCGAGCAAACCCAAGAAAATTGACACAATTTTTTACCGTCATCATAATTTATTTGATTGACGACACCACAAATTGTTTTTGGAAATTTTTTATGATTAGTTCGATTTAAGACTACTTTGGCAACACCCTTTTTACCAGCAATTGGTTCACCTTTTGCTTCATGATAAATGACTTTAGCCAAGCATATTTTTTCTGATTCTGTATTTACTTGTTTTGCGAAACTCGCTGTAGGTATTATTAAAATTATAATAGCAAGAATGATCGCCTTTTTCGTAATTGAATACATCTTTGTTTCTCCTTGAGAAATATTCAAATAAACTGTTGCAGAATATTTCTAATTATGATTAGGACTTTTTCTTTTCCTGAAAAGCTACTAATTGGTTTAAATTAACTCACAAAAATCATGGTATAAAAAGTATTTATACCATGCAGTATATAGTCTAACCTAAAACTCTTAAAAAGTCAAGCATTTTTTTAAAACTGTTTTCTACGATCTACCAAGTCTTTGATATATGGCCTAATTTGTTTAACAAAAACTTGCGATTTATCGTTTTCAACCGCTATAATTGTTACAATTTGTTTAATCATAGTTCCTGTCATTTCCATATAAGCTAGTGCATAAAATGTTTCTTGGAGAAAATAATCATGTATATTTTCTTCAGTTTTTAATCTTCTAGCATTTTTAAAATCTATTACAGATAAAATACCATCAAATTCAGCAATACAATCAACACTACCAGCAATTTTTAATTTATCGCTGTATAGACAAGCTTCTTGAGCATGGATATTATTAATTCTATGTAAAACGGGTTTTAGGGAATAAAACATCTCGAGGGCATCTGGCATTCGGCATGACAACTGTTTATTGTTGAGATAGTCTTCACACATTTGATGTAAGTTGGTTCCACGTTTAGCAGAATTGTTGGTAATTTTATCTGCAGCATCATGACCTATTCTGTCACGCCATTCTTTTAGATAAGATTTATCCGATGTAGAACCAAGTACAGTGGTAATAGATGGATAACACCGATGACCTATTTGATAATGGCGTCGTCCATCTATGTTTACACGTGGATAAGATGTTATTTCAACTGGTACATGACAAAAATTCATTTTTACAA